TTTCTAAGGGGTTTCCTGAGTCAAATCTTTGACACTAGTGGTGTTCTACTCGGCAATCCCTCCCTGGACTGTATAGATGCTGTGTGTCAGCTTACGCTGATGTTCAGCAAAGTCCAGCTACCCTGTAGTAAACGCAGGGTGGAGGCGGCCGCAAGGTCGTATGTCGAGGTTGATTCGGAGGTGCGGAATGGCGTCACTATTCAAACTACGGGAAGCCGCGAGGCCTACCGTAGAGTGGCTCTACTCCTTTTCAGTAGTGTTGTTTCTGCTGTTGACGATCATGTTGACCGCGGCAGCATTGCTGGAAAGCACGGTCCGGGTGCTACAGCGGATCACTTGAGGGGTAACTCCAAGTGGTCCAACACCCGTTGGACTGGGCGCTTGGAGAGAGTGTTTCCATTTGTGGAGCATGCTCTCCCATCTGTCAGCTATTGGCAGGTAGCGCAAAGTGCGCACTATCCGGAACCCGGGGACGAGCAACCCGTCAGGGTTGTATTCGTTCCCAAGACGCTCAAGACGCCAAGAGTAATTGCCATTGAGCCAACCTGCATGCAGTATATGCAGCAGGCGCTTGCTGTGCCAATTACTCGGTACCTGGAGAAACGCTTGGTCAGGAATGACCTCAACGTGTCTTTCGGTATGATCGGTTTTAAAGACCAGGACCCTAATAGGGAAATGGCTCGCAGAGGATCCGTTGACGGTGAACTTTCTACCGTTGACTTGTCCGATGCATCCGATCGCGTCTCGGTTCAGCATGTAGAAGACCTGTTCTGGTATGCGCCTTCCTTGCGGGAGGCTGTACTGAGCGTCAGGTCATCGAAGGCTGAAGTACAAGGCCATGGTACAATTACATTGGCCAAGTACGCGTCCATGGGGTCTGCGCTGACTTTTCCTCTCGAGGCGATGGTGTTTCTTACCGCCGTGTTCGTTGGGATAGAGAAAGCGTTAGGACAACCACTCACGCGTAAGACGATCCAATCTTACGTGTCGCGCGTAAGGGTCTATGGGGATGACATTGTTGTCCCTACCGCCCTGGTGCATACCGTGATTTCACAACTGGAAGCCTTCGGGCTGAAGGTCAATGTGAACAAGACATACCAAACCGGAAGGTTTAGGGAGTCTTGCGGTGGGAACTACTATGCGGGTCGCTGGATTACTCCAGTCCGCGTTCGTAGAGTCCTACCAGAATCACGGGTTGACACGAAGGGGGTGATCTCAGCTGTCTCGCTCAGGAACCAGTTGTACTTCGCTGGCTACTGGAAGACGGCTAAGTGGTTGGATGGAAAGCTGGCAGGGATGCTAGTGCATTACCCCACCATCCACCCTTCATCACCGCTTCTGGGACGGCACACTCTTCTACCTATCCAGTGGGAGAAGCTGTCGTCTAATACTCACGCTCCTTTAACTAGGGGTTGGGTTGTGCACTCTCCAATACCAGTTTCCAAGCTGGATGATTGGGGGGCGCTCCGGAAGTGTCTGAGCCCTGGAAGGAATGAACCATTCCAGGATTCTCAGCACCTTCAGCGTCAAGGTCGTCCTCAGAGACCGGCATTAACACTGAGGTGGAGACCGCCGATGGGAATCGGCGGTTCGTGGCTACCTTCTAGCCACCGCGCAACGTCTTCGGACTGACGCGCTATGGAG